CTAATTTATTCTTTGTTTTGTTTCGAAAACTGCCACGCAGTTTTCGGGTAATAGATTATAATGCTTAGTAAGGAAATCTAAGGCTTTCATTTTATCAGCTAGTTTAATCTTAACTCCATCTTTGCCCTCACTTATTTCATTAATGAGAGTTCCGTCAACTTGATTACTTTCTCCAAGCCTTACATAATTATATTTCTTAGCCATGATTTCGCCTTTTTCATTAATTCTAGCCTTACCATCTTTATCATATATGACCTTTTCATCCTCTCCAAATTGCACATAATCAGTGATATCAGCGAAGGCAATATCAATATATTTTTGAATCACACTTCTACTTAAAAACTCCTTATTACATTCAGAGCCTATTAATTTGTCTACCTGTTCTCGTACCTTATCATTTCTAATCAATCTACTACCATTCATCATTGCACTTTCATAGGTACACTTATAAGCTTTTTGATATGCTTTTGTTGCATTTAGACATCTACTATATATAACACAAAAAAGACGTTGTTTATCTGACAACGTCACGTTTTCCATTACAGCTATTACTTCATCTGCAATAGGTTCTTTATTGTTTTTTTATTATCCTTTTTCTCTTTTGCAACGTTGCGTTTTTTCTTTTCTTTTTTTTGCAACGTTGCATTTTTATCATTGTCCCAATTATATCTATTTTTCCAGCTTCTAATAGTACCTTCTGGAATATCTAGTTCCTTAGCTATGTCTATTAGCTTATTACCTTTTTTATATAATTTTTCTGCTTTTATTACTTTTTCATTAGGTGCTCTAGCCATCTCTCATTGTCACCACCTACCTTTTTCTTTTTTTAGATATTAAAATAGCACTTACAAATGTAAGTGCTTTACTTTTTCTTAACTTTTTTCCCTTGTTCATATTCATCATTTATTCTTTTCCAATTCTTAACCATGAATGATAAACCACTTAATTCTAACAGTACAGCTATTACAAAAAAATCTTTAAATTTAAATCCAAATATCAAACATACTATTCCAGTGTACATAAATTTCAAATGCGTAGTATACTGTTTATTAGTAAATTTCTTAGTTCCACTTCTTTGTAATCTAGGTAGTTGTCTTTTCTTATATCCCATAATGTCACCTCTTCCACTATTATATATCTATTTATGGGATTATAACAGTATTTTCACCTTTTCTACTCATTATTCTTAAAACATTCCTTTACACCCTCGAAAGGATAATAATATGTATCTATTGTTTCACATCCCTTTAAGTCTTTACATGATCTACATTCAATTGGAGACTTAGCGCACTCAACTATTCCTTTGTTGAATTTTATATTTAGTTTTATTTTCTTTCTTTGTCCCATGACTAAATCTCCTTTCTATTTGAATTTAAAATTTAGGCTATTTTATTGCATAAAAAAGAACCCTATTTCTAGGGTTCTATAATTCTATTGTTCTTCTTTTAATTTAACAATTCCATCTTTAACTGTTATTCGACCTATTTCCTCTAGGTATTTTAAAGTAGGTTCCATACGCTTCGCCAATCTTGCTAGCTTTGACCCAACTAAAGTTTTTTGGTAGGTTGCAAAACATATCCCCTCTAATTCATTCAAACTCATGCCATATGGTCTTATTTTCAGATTCATAATAACTTTTTCTATTGCATTCATAACTCTCACCCCTTTATATAAGTAATTATACAAAAAGGTGTTAATTCCTTCCAAATATTTCAAATAACATATAATTAAAATACCCTATATCGTCTACATATCTAGCCTTTTCAGAGATTGTTGCTTCTGTCCTCCCTAACGCTAAAGACATTCCTTCAAGTCCAATTTTATCTAACCATTCTGCAAGATACTCTTTATCTTCCACGCTCCATGGTGTGCCTTGATTTGGGTGTAAGTTTGGATTATACATAAGCCTTCCACAGTTGTCATATTGTACTGGTGCTATGCTTTCAAACATTTCATTTTACTCTCCTTTCATTTCTTTCCGTTTAAAAATGAGTGAATTAATTTTATTGAGATGTCTGGTACTGTATAATGTTCTTTCAATTCATTTCTAGTGAATATAATTAAAGTTTTGTTATTTAGCTTATTTGCTCTTAAGACTTCGTATTCGCCTTTAGCAGTTTCAATTTTTCACCCTTTTTCTATTAACCAATTTTTGAAATTTTCTAATTTAGATTTATGCAATAAATTTCTAGTTGCCATAATTTCTCCTATTTAATTTTTGATAAATTAGGTATGCAAATAATATTGGTTTTAAACTCGTTCTCTGCAAAACATTTATAGTCTGTAACTTTATATATTGTGTATTTTTCTCCCCCTCTTTGAAGTGTTTGACCTACTTTCATATCCTCATTCCCCTTTCAAATTTAGTTGGCTTGTATTGAATGCCCCTCGCTTTTGATTCACAATGTGGGCATACATAAGGTTTGCTTAAATCTGTTTTAATACTAATGTTCCAATTCAACCCACATTTACATCTAGCAACCATAAAGCAACATCCTTTGTTTATGTGCTATTAATGGATCAAGTTTTTGGCTTAATCTAACTGTTTTATCTAAAGTAGGATTTTCGTTATTTGCTATACTTGTTTCCATTTCTGCTTTAGTTTCTTTAATAGCTGCATCTAATTTATTCATAATTTTATCTTTAGTTTGATTTGCCTTAAAATTAATCATAAATACTTGCATTTTTTCTATCCCCCTTAGTACTAATATTGAATTTTCTGAATATAATAAATTGAGGAAGTATTTACTTTTGCTGATAAAAAGCTTTTTATAAAAGGCATTTCTGCCCTGCTATCATAAGTATTTAATTTTTCTTCTCTAAACCTGCCAAGATTTGCTTACACCCTTCTATTCCATATTGCATTTCGCATATCATTGCTAATCTTTCTGCGCATGCTCTTTGATGTGCCTCTGTTATTTTTCCTACTATAGTTACAGTTATTGGTCTTTCAGTTCTTCCCATATCAATCACCTCGTAAGAAATTCATATTATTTTATTCATTTGTTGTTAATTGGTTACTTGATTCTATCTACCTCCTTTTTCTTTTTCTCTCAACATATGGTAAAATATTGTTGAAAGGGGGTGTAATTTATGGATAATTTAAATCGAATGCTTCAACAAAGTAATCAATTATACGAAACTCTCAAACCATTTTTAGAAACCCAAAAGCAAGTTGAACGAATCCTGCAAAATCAAGTTGTGCTAGACACATTTACTAAAGCAATATTAAGAACCGAAGAAATCCTTAATCCAATATTGGAATCAGCAGCAAAAACTCAAAAGATTATAAATTCATTTGCTGATTCTATTATTAAAGATCCTATGCTTATTGATGTTTGCAAAAATTATAATTTGATAGCTGAAAAACTTGATTATTTTGAAACAATAAATCCTGATTTTTTAACTTCACGTTCTCTTAATAACATACTTGATTCATTATCTACTGAAATTCAAAAAGAAATTGATTCATCTGAAGATACAAAAATTGATGATTCTCCACAAGAAACTTTAAATTTGGCAATTTGTAATGAAAATGTAGACAATCTAAAAGATTCATTCTTGAACAACGATACTACGTTTGATTTTCATAAGTGGATTTGTACAATCTCTGCAATTATTTGTATAATTTTCGCAATTTTAAATTACTTAAAACCGACTAATGATGTGGAATACCTTAAGCTCCTAAAAGAAATTAATTTGCACTTAGAACAAGTAATACAATTAGAATCTGAAAAGTAATTGTTTAAGTGTATCTAATTGAGTTTGAAGATTATTTAAAATAATTTCTCGTTTTATTAGTAAAGCTGATAATATTATTATTAAGATTAATAAAAGTACATTAATTGAAATTTGAAATTTTTTGAATGGTTTTAATTCAATTTTTATTAGTTCTTTTATATACTGCTCTTGAACTGGTACTTCTTGAGCAGTTTCTAAATACTCAACTATAGTTTCTAGCCTTTTTATTTCTTTTTTACAATCCATAGTTCCAGAGTGTTCAACCCCATTACTAAATTGGTATAGTTCCTTTAGATGTTCCTTTTCTTTTTCTAGTTGATCTCTAAACAATTTCAAATCTGTTTTTTTATATTTTTTTAATTCATCTAATTTCTTCATTCATTTCCTCTCCTTTCATAGTTTTAAATTTTAGTTACTGGACAAACTTGAATTAATATATTATCCAGTTTTCACTTGTACAAATGGTAAGTTACCATCAAAAAAAATTTCATTTATATCTTCCATTGTAAGATCAAGAACCGAACTTATAATTAGTATTTCATCTATTTTACACTCAATCTTACCAGTTTCTTTATGGTTATAAGTTTTTTCTGATACACCTACCATTTCAGCGACTTTTTTTTGTGTTAATCCTTTTAAGACACGCTTACTTTTAAGTAAATTAGCTTTCGTTGTAATCACCTCACTTGCCATTCGGTAATTTACTAATAACTTACCACTCGGTAAGTGTCGATAGTTTTTTTATAACTTTGGTAAGTTTTTTTAACTTTATAATATTTGATTTATAATAATGGTAAGTAAGTAATGAAGGTAATAGCATGAAAACTATTGGTGAGAAATTACTAATATTAAGAGAAGAAAGAAATCTAAAACAAAAAGAACTCGCAGAATTAGCTTGTATTACAGAAGCTGCTCTCTCTAGATATGAAAACGGTAAGAGAGAACCAAAGGGTGAAATAATATCTAGATTAGCTAAAATTTTAAATGTCACTACAGATTATCTTCTTAATGATGAAGATTCTAACAAAAAAGTAGAGACTCATTCAGCAATTAATACAAATGAATTATTTGTTAATCAACTGATTAACGGATATAAAGATAAGAATATAAACTTAGATTCATTGCCGAAAGAAGAAAAAGCACAATTAATAAAGAAAATAATAGCTGTCACAATTGCTTTAAAAAATGATTAAGAGATAGATGCTTAGGATTTAACATCTATCTCTTTTATCATTGTTGAAACTATTTGTTGTATATCTAATTCTCTAATAGTTATATCTTTGTTTTTTAGGCACATGAAAATAAATAACAAGTCCAAAGTTGCCATGAATATTTTTCATCAGGCAAGGAGACGAATTGCCCTCATAGCGCGCCTATTAGGTCAATTTGCCGACGCAGCATGATGGAAAATAGGCTGGCAAATGGACTTGTTATTTTTTTGATTGTGCCTTAATTCATCCAATAACATTTCTTTAAAAGTTTTATTTTCATTTTTCACAAGCTCCAACCCCTTAATACTTATAGTATAATTTTACAACTTTTTCTATACCAATGCAAGAACATATGTTCTTATTATAGCTATGAAAACTTCATATAATTTACTATACTTATGCATTGTTTCTTTTCATGCAACTATTATAAACCCAAAAGGGGTATTCCATCCGGGAATATTTCGACATATGGACAAGTTTTGTTTTTATTTATCGACGAATTATTACTAATTAATTCACATTTATATAAAATCAAGAATAATTCAACTAATTAATTAATCCTTTTATAATTGTCATTATTTTGTAAAAAAATCAATACAACTATTTACACGTGTTAAAATACGTGTTATAATTATTTTGTAAGGAGGGTTGCTAATGAAGGCCTATTCTTCAAGGGAAATTATAAAAATACTCAATGCTGATGGTTGGTATGAAGTAGCTTGTATTGGTGACCATCATCAATACAAACATCCTATTAAAAAGGAAAAAGTTACAATACCACACCCTAATAAGGATTTACCAATCAAAACTGTTAAAAGTATTTTTAAACAAGCAGGGATTATTTTAAATTAATCCCTTCCCTCCTTAACACTTTTTATAAAGGAGTAAGTAGTACTATGAAAGAAAAGGATACTTATGTATTTCCAGCTATTTTTACTTATGAGGAAGATGGAATATCAATAGAATTCCCTGATTTACCAGGATGTTTATCATGTGCAGATACTACTGATGAAGCAATAAGGATGGCAAAAGAAGCTTTAGCTCTTCACCTATATGGCATGGAAGAAGATAATGACAAAATTCCAAAGGATACTCCTATTAATAATATCAACTTGTTAAAAAATCAAATACCACTGCTTATAGAAGTTCATATGCCATTATATAGAACAGCAATAGAAAATCAATCTATAAAGAAAACTTTAACTATTCCTCAATGGCTTAACAAAATAGCTGAACAAAATAAAATCAACTTTTCTCAAGTTTTACAAAGTGCACTTAAAGAACAACTTGGATTAAAGAATCATAACTAAATATAAAAAAAGGGTGTTTATGGCGAACACCTTTTTTATTTATTATTTTTAAATGCATTTAAATAATCTAACAATTATTCTTTCTTTATAATTCAACTTAATTAATGTATAATGTTAATACGATTACCTAAAGGAGCTGTTAAGATGAATAATGAAGATAAAATATTAAAAATGTTAGAACAAATGCAAAACAGCATAGACTTAATGCAATCTCAAATTAAAGAAAATACTCAAGTCCTTAAGGCGCTAGAACATAAAGTTGATGTCGTAAAAGCTGAACAAGATAATTTTACTTACCAATTAGCTCAAGTATCTGGAGATGTTAAATCCATTAAATTAGCTACTGTAAAAGGTGAGAAAGCATATAATTTTCTTCAAAACTTCAATAAATTTGATTCTGATGAACAACATTAATTTAAATAATTCTCTTTGAGACACTTTATATAAGTGTCTTTTTATTTTACCTACATATGGTTTATATTCCATCAAAACACTGTTAAAAGATATATTCCAATGGTGTATATTTTAATTGGTAGCTTCTTCAAGGAGCGAACAAATGATAAAGAATCCAAAAATAAATTTAAAATACTATAGAGAAATCAAAAAAATATCACAAAAAGATCTGGCAATAAAATTAGGACTTACTCAAGGATATATATCTAAAGTAGAAAATGGTATTGAATCTCCTACTGTTCGTATGCTCTATAGATTTGCTGATGCGCTTGAAATTTGCCCTCGTCTACTATTATTTTGTATGATAGAATCTAAAGATAGAAATAAAAATGAATGTGAGTTGAATTTATAATGAAAGTAGCTATATATAGCAGGAAATCAATATTTACTGGTAAGGGTGACTCTATAGAAAATCAAATAGAATTGTGCAAAGAATACTGTAGTAGAAATTATATAGATGAAAAAATTGAATATACAGTATATGAGGATGAAGGCTTTAGTGGGGGTAATACTAATAGACCGCAATTCCAGCAACTTTTAAAAAATGCAGCAGCTAAGAAATTCAGCACTTTAATATGCTACAGATTAGACCGTATATCTAGAAATGTAGCTGATTTCTCTACTACATTAGATACCTTGCAAAGTAACAATATTGACTTTGTAAGTATCAATGAAAAGTTTGATACTAGTACGCCAATGGGAAGAGCCATGGTTTATATAAGTTCTGTTTTTGCACAATTAGAAAGGGAAACTATTGCAGAACGTGTAAGAGATAATATGCTTCAACTTGCCAAAACTGGTAGATGGCTTGGAGGACAAATACCAACCGGATTTAATTCAGAAAAAATAACTTACATTGATGAAGACTTTAAGGAAAGAACTCTTATGAAATTGACACCTAATGAGGCAGAACTAGAAATAGTTAATCTCATTTATAAAACTTATCTTGAGGAGCAATCAATAAGGGTAGTAGTCAAAAAATTATCTTATAGCGGAATAAAGGGTAAAAATGATGGTGTTGCAAGTTCATCTCAAATTGCTAGAATTTTAAGAAATCCCATATATGTAGAAAGTAGTTTAAAAACACATGAATATTTAAAAGAAAAAGGCATTAATGTATTTGGCACCGCTAATGGAAATGGTTATTTGACATATAATAAAACCAAGCAGGCAAAAACAGATAGAGACGTAACTGAATGGGTTGCAGCAATTGCAAAACATAAAGGAATAATAAAAAGTGAAGATTGGTTGAAAGTACAAGAACTAGTAGAAAAGAATAAAACTAAACAATTTATTAGAGTTGGAACTGGCGAAAGTAATAATGCTATTTTATCTGGACTTTTAAAATGTTCTGTGTGTGGTGCTAATATGTTAGTAAGACAAACTAATAATAAACATTATTATTATATATGTTCTAATAAAGTGAATAAGTATACTGATAAGTGTATATCTAAAAATATTCGTGTAGATAGGCTAGATAAAATTATTGTAGATCAAATCAAATGGTATAATAAAGAAATATTAACTGATGCCTTAAAAAAAACTATCTCTCCAAAAGAGATTGCTGGAAATTATGAAAATACGCAAAAAGAAAAACTTGCAAATGAAATAAAAGAAAAAAACATTGAAATGGATAATCTCAGAAAAAGAATAGCTAAAACTAATGATGATGAAATTGCTGATATGTTTATGGAAGACTTGAAAAATTTAAAAGATGAAATTAAAATATTACAGTCTTCTTATAATAATGTAGAAAGCACTGAAAAGAGTATTGATAATGGAATACAAAATATAAAAGTAGTAATAGATTCTCTGGAGTATTTTAATAGAAATATTGAAATGACCAATAATATCCTTCAAAGAAGATTTCTTATCCAATCTTTAGTTCAAAGAATTATTTGGAATGGTGATACATATGATGCAAAAATAGAATTGATAGGCATCGGAGACATAAATGAGGAACTTAAAAAAAAATAAGTTCCTTCATTCCATCATATTCCACTTTTTTGTCATTCTGTAGGACAAGCATTTCCTATGGTACATAAATAACTATGAACTAAATTCCATTTATTTGTGCTTCCATCAAAAATATTTACTTTGAATTTTTTAAGATCTACCCAAATTAAATAGTTAGTTGCACTTGAAAAATTATTTAAATTCACATAATTTGTAGTGTTAGAATTATTCTTAACACTATCCGCTCTTGTATTTTTCTTATTGTATTCTTTGCTTCTAAAGAGTCTAGATAAAAATTTCAT